AAGTTCAATAGTGATAAACGGGTACTCTCGTTCTGTTTCTCCATCTGGGTAACGGAAAAACACCTTTACAGGTCGTTGGGCATTACGATCATCCGTAACGTACAAACCACTAAAACGAAGTTTGACTGCTTCGTCTTCGGCTAGTAGAAACCCAGTTTTCATTTGTGGGTTCTCATTCCTGTAGCCATATCTAGTTGGCGATTAATGTTTGACGTAAGCCTTTTAGACCCAACAATGCATTGGTGGCGGAGGATGGAACGACCAGGAGGCCCATATTCTAAATCCTTTGCTTTTTGCCCTGACTTACCAATTACCTTATATGTAAATGATTCTTCGTTCTTGTCATACCCCAAACGGAAATCATCTACAAGTTCAGAGTACGATGAGTCTGCTGAAACCAGACCCTTCTTTGCTTCCTCGGTTTCTGCAACCAAGGCTTGGTTAACAGCGTCTTCAAGATAGTCTTGCAAGTTAAGTACTAAATCACCAAAGAAAAGCACTGGGGCAGGAAACCCCTCAACAATTGGGCGTAAAGACGTAGAACTAATAGGAGTCTTGGTTTTAGGTTTGCCAGCCATAGGCACTCCTTAGTTCTAGGCGATGTGTGCATGCCGCACGGCATGCTCTATTAGTTTACCAGGAATGTTGGAAGCACTGAAGGCCAAGGTAAATCGCTAATACTCATTTGAGCAGGACCTGGATCAAACGGCATTTCTTGATCAACATATACTTCAATACCTTCAACAACGATTAGAACATCGTCTTTTGCCCGACCTCGCACTCGGTACATAGATACAGAAAAGTATCGACCATCGTAAAAGAACATGTCATTTAAATGCTTTTGATATTCGTAAGGGTCGTTTACCCCGGCATCACGAACATCTTCAATTGAGAGAACAGCGTTTACAACCTGTACTGGCTGACGACCTTCTGGGATTGCTCTCTTAGTATCTTCAGTTTCTGTAACCATGAGGACAGGTAAAAGCACTCCAGTTTTGTAGGTTTTTCCACCAGATCCAGAAACACCTTCATCGTAAACATCATCGTAAGTGCTTCCAGCCTCTAATGGATTGAATTCAAACCACACAATACGTTCACCTACATGGCGGTGATACTGGCGGTAATGCTTTCGTATTTGCCCAAGTTCTCTACGGGGATCCATAAGTTACCAGTTAATTGGTTGTACGGTGGAGTACCCAGACTGTGGGTTGATTTGCATGTAAACCTCTTCACGAAGAGGTTCATCGTTGTCTTCAATTTTAATATCCCCTGGATTGATTTCAGGGAACTGTCTCTCAATTGGGCCGTAATCTCCAACTTCACGTGCTTTATAAATAGGAACTAGCAGACCTGTAGTTCTAGATACACGGCGAAGGTTCATTATTTCAATACGTTCAATACCAATGTTTAGAGCACGAGCCTGTGCTTGGTAGTTACGGGTCCAGTAATCCAACATGGATTGAACCATTCGAAAACGTTGACTGGCAGGAATATGAATAGATTCAGACGTAGTTACGTCAATGTCACGGCTGTACTCAGTTAGCAATCCCCACAAAGTTTCAACTACAGTAGCCATACCAATTGTATCTAGAACAATTGGGGCAACAAGTTCTAGAGGTGTATCTAAGTTGTATGTGTGTTGCTCAATAGCATGTCTTGCAAAGTATTCAAGGTCTTTAGGAAGAACCCATTCATAGTAATAACCTTCTACCATAATTTTTGTAGCCGAAGCAGAAGAACTATTAAATCTTATAATCCCGTTTCTATCATCTAATGAGTAATACGTAGATGCAGATGTATTAGAGGTAATCTCAGTAGGGTTGCCATTTGCTGTGTATGTGGCTATCCATAGGGAACTAGATTCAATATTGGGGTTTCCTAATTCGTAGGTTCTACCCACAGCGTCAAAAGAAACTTGAAAGAATTTGGGGTAATCACGGAGATATGTACGGGCAATCTCCATGATCTTTTCAATCAGTACGTGGGAGTAATTAGCATGCATAAATACAGTTTACTATTGATCGCCTGATCCCGTGCCGGGAACTGTGTCTTGAAGCGGTTGCCCAATCGCTGGTTGTTGTTCACGCATACGTGACGTATGTATTCTTCTAATTCTTGTAATGTCTGCTGTTGTTGAGTTACTTGATGGTCTAATTAGTCGTGTAATTATCTCTACTGCACTAGCCATTACAGTCCTGAAAACAAGAATGGATGCAATGGGTCTTCACGCACACCTTCGTATTTAGCAAGGTTTTGCCAAGCAGAATCTACGTACACATACACTGCTGATTGTTCAGCCAGTAGTGCTGCCCCTGTGCGTATGTACAAGTCACCGTTATCTGCTGCTGTTGTTGGTACTGCGGCACCAGTTCTGTGAGCAAGATTTAGAAATTTGCGCTTATCTACAACACTGGTTGAGTTAAGGGTTGTTCCAGATTTTCTATAGATAGCATAAAGAGGCAATTGGTTAACAGACACTGCTGGAAAGACTGGGTTTGTTGCGCTAGATGTACCAACAATAGTTGTGTAGATAAACGAACTACCAGATTTTTCTACAGCAACAATATCAAATCGTGCGTCTGCACCTGCGGCTGAAAAGGTTAAAGTGTCACCAGTAACAGTTCCAAAGGAGTTGTTAACGAACACTTCACCGTTGGTTAGTGTTGCACTGCCATTACCAATAGAAAAAACAGTGATGTCACACCCTGTAAGAACACCTGCACTGTGGTTACCAAGAATTTTAAAGTCAAGAGAGTCTGGCTCTGCTTGATCAAGGCTCTGGATTGTTACACCGTATTCGCTTGCATTAGGTACTGTAAATCCAGCCATTTAAACCTCAGAGAGTGTCGTAGATATTGCCGTTCTTCTTCAAATATTCAAACAAGCCACGTGGAAGTTTGTAACGGTGACCGTCATTAAAAATCCATGTATCTTGACCCCAAAACATTGTCCAAGATCCTTTTACACGAGCACTAATATCTCCCGACTTAGTTGTTGTATCAAGGACTTCTGCTTCAGGGATTTCTGAAACAAACAATTGTTCTTCATCGTTTTCAACGAATTCTTGAACTACTGATTTTTTACGTGCTGCCATTTTATTCTCCAATTGAAAGGGGTTGAGGGAGTCGGGTTTTACCCCGACCCCCCAATACTAGTTGACTTAATTACGAGGAAGCGATTGCTCCGCCCTTGGTGTTCAACAATACACGTGATTCATGCGTGATCATGCCGAAGCCCCAAATGGCGTACCAAGCGAGACCGTGCTCACGACCGAAGTCGATTACGCCACCGTCACGGAGTTCAACTGGCAATGCAATTGCATGTCCAAAAGCGTTGTCACCGATCATGATTGCGTTGTACGAGTCTGCGTTCATTGCTTGCGTACCCGATGCTGAGTTGTCGATGTCTGCTGGACCTGTGTTCTTTGTAACCTGTGTGGTTTCAATGAATACAACGTCATACAAACGACCGATTTCACCAAGCATGAAGTTTCCTGGAGCAGCGTACTTCGTTACTTCAATGAATTCAGGCCAGTCACGGAGCGCACGGCTCTGTGAAGGGTGAACGAAGCAGACGTACGTGTCGCCAAGACGAGGGATGTTCTGACCTGCAAGCACTTCAACAGCATCCTTGACGGTTGCTGGTGAGAGGTAGCCTGGATTACTTGCGTCACCCAAAGTACCTGCATCGTAAGGAGCAATTGAACCACGGGTTGAACCGAGAGTCTTGCGACCAAACACGATGTTTGGTGGTACTGCTGCACCGCCACCGAATGGGATTGCGGTCTTGTAGAGGGTGTTGCGAGCCTGGATGTCCATGGATTGCGCCATGTGACGACCGAGCAAGCGGCTGGATGATGCCATAACGTCATCGAACGATGCGTTAAGGAGCAACTCGGTTACTGCGAGAGCCTGACCCTGTTCACCTACGGTGATTTGAATCTGTGATGCTGACAGAGCAACTGGCTCCATACGCACACCTTCATCAAGGGTTGCTCCTACTGCCTGATCTACTGCAAGGTTGCTGTAACGCATGAAGTTGATGGTCAAACCAGGCTGTACACCAAGTTCGGTCTTCTTCACTGCGAACTGCTCAAAGCGCAGAACAGGCATTGCCTGGAACAAGATTTCCTTGGACCAGATAGTTTGAATTGCTGGGGATAGTGCGCTATCGCTCGAGTAACCAGTTGGACTGATGTTTGCTGTTGCGGTAATCGCACCACCTGTTGGTGCTGGAAATGCCATGATTTCTCCTTAGTGACTTAATGGATAATAACTAAAAACGACCTTTAGGTCGTGAACTTAAAAGCCTGTCTCGCATTTTAACATACTGATCCATTGTCATGTTTCGGATATCTTCCGCATTCAATGTTTGATACTCCGTTTGAGTTTCCATTGGCCCAACGGATGGTGACGTTACCGCCGCACCCCTAACACGACTTGGTTGAGTCGCTTGTTGGATACTCTCAATAATAGCAGCACTCCGCTGACGAAGGATTTCCACTGATGCTTCAATCTCTTCTGGGGTGTTGCCTGCGACCAAATCAATCAGTTCTGGAATGATTTCGTCTTGAGACTCGTGTACACGGCGCTGGCGGTAGGTTTCAACCTCACGCAATTGCCGTTCTTTATCTAACAATGCTTGTTGTGCCGA